ATGAAAATCTCGTTAGTCGTTCCGGTCTTCAATGAAGAAGCCACGATACCTATTTTCTATAAAACGGTTCGCGAGTTTGAAGAGCTAAAATCGTATGAAGTTGAGATTGTTTTCATCAACGATGGAAGCAAAGATGCGACTGAATCAATAATTAACAAAATAGCTGCATCTGATCCGCTCGTTATTCCGCTTTCGTTTACGCGAAACTTCGGTAAAGAACCTGCTCTTTTCGCGGGTCTCGACCATGCAACTGGGGATGCGGTCATTCCTATTGATGTCGATTTACAGGATCCGATAGAAGTTATCCCTCATCTCATTGAGAAGTGGCAGGCTGGCGCGGATATGGTGCTGGCTAAGCGCTCAGACCGCTCAACTGACGGGCGCATGAAGCGTAAGACAGCTGAATGGTTTTATAAGCTGCATAATAAAATCAGCAATCCGAAAATTGAAGAGAACGTCGGTGATTTCCGGTTAATGAGCCGTGAGGTTGTCGAAAATATTAAATTAATGCCTGAACGCAACTTGTTCATGAAGGGTGTGCTCAGTTGGGTTGGCGGAAAAACGGATGTTGTTAAATATGCCCGTGCCGAACGCGTGGCCGGCGATTCAAAATTCAATGGCTGGAAATTATGGAATCTGGCGCTGGAAGGAATAACTTCTTTCTCAACATTTCCGCTCCGCATATGGACTTACATTGGATTGTTTATTGCAGGTATGTCATTCCTTTACGGTGCATGGATGATTATTGATAAATTAATATTTGGAAATAATGTTCCTGGCTACCCGTCTCTTCTTGTTTCTGTACTTTTCCTGGGTGGCGTTCAATTGATAGGAATAGGTATTCTTGGAGAATATATTGGTAGAATTTACATAGAAACCAAAAAAAGACCTAAGTATATCTTAAAAAAGAAGGTATTATAAAGTGACGTTTAATAGTAATGACAAAATGTTTGTATCAATCTTTTTGGGTTTGGTACTCATTTACACGTTCCCTTTACTAACTCAACAAGCATATTACATTGATGATTTAGGAAGGTCTCTTTATGGTGGGCTAGGCTGGTCTGAGAATGGCAGGCCTCTTGCTGATGTTATATTTTATATAATAAATTTTGGCTTACCAATTACAGACTTATCTCCACTTCCATTGATTTTAGGATTGACTGTATTAGTTATTTCATTAGCGTACATTAGAGATTATTTGTTCGGTGATGATTATATAACAGCGGTACTTTGCTTTATGATGATTATAGCAAATCCTTTTTTCATAGAAAACCTATCATATAAATATGATTCATTAACAATGTGTTTGAGCGTCGCCATATCAATTATGGCATCGCGTAAATCGTACAGCCGTGAAATTTCAAACATCATAATCGCTGTCACTCTAACAATTGCATACCTCAGTCTATATCAAGCCTCATTAAATATATACTCTATATTTTTATTTACTTTTATACTTTCAGATATAAAAAGTGGTGAAGACTTAAAGTCAATAGTTTACAAAGCTATTTCATCGCTATTTTGCTTGATAACAGGATATTTGATATACTCTTTTTTTATAGCAAAAAAACTGGTTACTGGTGGTTACAATATTGAGCACAGCAAGATTATAGAGTTAAACTCTAATATTTTTGAAAGTCTTTACAATAATATAGTTTCATTCTATAAAATGATAAGCGTCATTTTCGATGGTGCTTATAGCTTAGTTTACTACTCAATGCTGGTAGTCTTGGTTGTTTCTTTTTTAATTATTGTTTTAAGAATCTTATTAAGCGAAAAAAATAAAGCAATGAGGATAACATTGTTGGCTGTTAGTTTATTGGCTTCTTTATTTTTTATTATTGGCCCTATGTTGCTACTTAATTCACCGATTTATGCTGCAAGAGTACTGATTGGGATGGGCGGTTTTATGTTTTTCTGTTGTTACTCAATGTATTCTGCATTTGGGAATAAAAAATTAATATTTAGAATTTATTTTTCTTTTGTTTTATTAATGTCTACATTTTTTTCTTACGGAGCGTATAACTCAATTAATGCACAATTTAAGTTTGAAGAAAATATTGTTAATAGAATATCTCAAGATATCCAATTCTTTGGCATTGGGAACAATGCTGAATATATAAAATTTATAGGTGTAGAGCCATACACATCAACTAATGAAAATATAATAAAAAAACATCCCATTATGGAAATATTAATACCGCGCATCATTAATAATGACTGGATGTGGTCAGGTGTATTAATGCAAAGAAATCCTTTTTCCAAAAAATTCAAACTATATACAAATCATGTCCCCCTTAATGATGGATGGGAAAAAAGTCGAAATGATGTGTATTCTATTGGTTTAGTAGGTGAAACTATAGTTGTAAGGTTTAATTAGCTATAGCATGTTCACTATAAAATAAAAGTGGGTGTAAACGCCCACTTTTATTACATATTTAAAGAGTTATCAAGATTAATCTGACTAATTCTCCATTAGTTTTTTTTCACTAAAGCCTTTAACGAAGTAGAATTGTAAGTGACCCTGGCCCAAATTCAGTACAGTGCTAAATCAGAGATCTTCGTCTTTCCGGAGACTTCGGATAAATTCAGTCGGAGTCATGTCATTTAATGATGAATGCGTTCTCTCATGATTGTATTCCCTGCGCCAGTTGTCGAGTTTTTCCTGCGCATCTTCCAGTGACAGGAACCAGTGAATGTTCAGGTATTCATCCCGCAGACTGCCGTTAAATGATTCAATAAACGGGTTATCTGTCGGCTTTCCGGGGCGCGAGAAGTCCATTGTGACGCCGTGTTCATACACCCATTTATCCAGACTTTTTGAGATAAACTCGCTGCCGTTATCCGTCTGGATACGTACCGGCAGCCGCTTATCCAGCACCCGCAGTACCTCCATTATTCTGACCACATCCTCGCCTTTTAACGATTTTCCGGCATGGATCGCCAGGCATTCCCGACTAAAATTATCCACCACAGTCAGCGCCCGAAAACGCCGCCCGTTAAACAGATTATCTGACACAAAATCCATACTCCAGCACTGATCGACATGCGTCAGGACCGGGCGCTGCTACGGCGTGCTGCACTGACATGTCTGCGGGGCGTTTTCTGCGCAGGTTCAGGCCTTCCGGACAATAAATCCGGTGAGTTTTCTTGTGGTTAACAGGCCATTCCTCCCGGCGCAACTGAATATGAATACGCGGGCAACCGTAGCGTATCCGGGTTTCCGCTATTTCCCGGATACGCAGGGTTATCTCCCGATCATCACGCCGGCTCTGCCAGTGGTAAACGGTTCTGCTCTGCATCTGCAACCCGCATCACCGCCTGGCGCTTCTGAGCCGGCCTCAGAACTTTTGCTTCAGTACCTCCTGCAGCATCTCCTTGTCCAGACTCAGCTCAGCGACCAGCTTCTTCAGCCGCTGATTCTCATCCTCCAGTTGCCGCAGACGCCGCAGTTCCGTCACGCCCGGCCCGGCAAATTTTTTCTTCCAGTTGTAAAATGTGGCCTCAGAAATTCCCATCTTTCTGCAGACTTCCCCGACGCGGGTGCCGGTTTCAGCCTGTTTCAGGGCAAATGCAATCTGTTCTTCGGTATAACGGGTCTTTTTCATGGCAATGCGCCTCTCTGTGAGATGGAAGAAAGACCGGAAACTTCAGTTTAGACTGGCACTGTTTACAGGGGGAAGGTCAAGATAATGCGCAAATACAGGGATGATTTAAAACTTACCCTGATACTTACACTGCAGGATAATTTTAGATGATAGGTTTTTTGATGTAACAGCTTGATTTATCAATGGCGCGCCCTGCAGGATTCGAACCTGCGACCCACGGCTTAGAAGTCCGCTACCATTTGGTTTACGTCGGTTTATATCCATTTCATATTTACGTTAATATATTGATTTTATAACTTTTATATTACTTGAATGGTTTCTATTAGTTGCCTAGTATTTCTCAGTAACGACACCCGTAAAAACACCCGGAGAACCTAATGGCCTTACCACTCACAGATAGCAAAATTAGGGCACTAAAAGCTAAAGATCAAAAATACGAGGTTTGGCACGACACGGGAACAAGGGGCACCGGTCGACTTGGAATTCGCGTCTATCCGTCTGGTAGAAAATCTTTCATTTTTAAAACACAAAAAAGTGGAAAGCGGTCATTCACAACAATAGGTGATTACCCTCAAATATCCCTATCTCGTGCAACAGAAATCGCAAAAAGCTACAACAAAGAAACAGGACTAGCATCATCTTACGCAACGATAAAAGATCTTTTTGATGACTATGTTGACAACCAAAAAGCAGTTGGCAGGAGGGGTTACGCTCAGAAAGAAAACAGGCTTAAACAGGTGTTGTCATCGCCCTTTATAGACATAAAAACACCAGCAAAGGACGTTACCCCATACATGATCCGGGGAGTTCTTTCTGAGTTTATTCAACGCGGAGCTGTCGCAGGGTCAAACAAAGCAAGAACCGACCTGCACGCGGCGTTTAATTTTGGTCTTTTTGCCGACAACGACCCGACAACTATTAACAAACAGGCTAAATACGGATTAACGGCAAACCCGGTGTCTTCTATTCCAAAACAGGCGGGTGCCGAGACGGTAGGCGAACGGTTTTTGTCGTGGGACGAGCTTGGTGAGCTGATAAATGCCCTAAATGTTCCTGATTCAATGTGTCCAATTAACCCAAACTTTGCACGTTTAATACTCCTGTGCATTTACACCGGTGGTCAACGTCCGTGGGAGTTAATGACAAATTTGAGGAAAAATGTTGATGAAAAAGGCAAGTCTCTAACCATTCCTCCTGAGGTAAGCAAAACCGGGAACGTTCACGTCGTACCCCTATCCGACAAGGCTATTGAGATTATTAATATTCAAAAAAACCTTTACGGAAAGAACGGTTTCCTGTTCCCTGCAAAAACAAAGGAAGGACACCTATTAAGCGCTGAACTATCTAAGCAGGTTCGCAAATTTTGCGATAAAAATAGGTTTCCACCTTTCACGCCACGGGACATAAGAAGAACGTTCAAGACGTTGGCTGGAGATATGGGAATACCTTTGGAACTTAGAGATATCTTGCAGAACCACAGAAGACCCGGCGTTAGCAGCAAAGTTTACGACAGGTATTACTATTTGAGGGAGAAGAGGGAGATTATAGAACAGTGGACTGATAGGCTTAAGCAGATAACGAAATAAACCCCGCTATTGCGGGGCCGGAACGGTTATTTTTTCCTGCATAAGTTTTCCGTCATACACGTACCAATCACCGGATTTAACCCACTCATTCACTCTCTGGCGGGGCTTCCCTATGGCCGCGGCAAACTCTGACTTATTGCCGCCATAATAGGCGGCAATGTACCTATCAAGCGGCATTATTCCTCCGCAATGATAGCCACGCCATCAACCACTTCGTAATGTACCTGCCCACCTTCACTATCAACCAGGTTAATTAGCTCCTGAGTTGCAGGAACCACAACCAAGTCACTAGTATCGCCATCATCCACCCACTCAACCGCATTTCTTAGAACCTGCTCTCTGGTTTTTCCTGTACCAAAAATTGCGTAACCTTCTTGAATTGCAATAAAACCTGCCGCTTTGTTTTGTGTGGTCATTTGATTTTCCTTTGTTTTTTTTTGCGTTTCGTTTCGATGTAGCTATATTGCTCCTTTTATTTTTGTTGTCACGCTTTTTCGTTACATTCATTTAGCTAATCTTGCTCATTGAAAAACCCGCTGTAGCGGGTTTATTTGGTTATCGTGACTGTTGTTGCTGCCAGTCGTTGAACACACTCTCAGGCCACCCTAGAAACGTCCCTGATGCGCTTTTGTGCGGCTTAGGGAACTCGCACCTCTTTTCGTACATTCGCCACAGCGTGACGCGAGAAAGCCCCATTAGAGCACACATCTCCTTTAGACTGATATATCTCGACGTCATCAGGATTTATTAACCTCACCTAGAAAACTCAGTGATGTGATACCAGTGATTTTATCCCCGTTTAAACGCCCAACCGTGATTTTGAACGCCTGGAACGTGTTCCAGTCAACCACCTGATCGCTGACGTTCGCTACACCTGCATAGCATCCGTTTTCGCCCTCTGCCTTGTAGTGATAGCAGTAATTCCCCGCAGACATACCATCACTATCAGCCTTGCGGCGTTCCTGTAGCTCTGATTCCATTTTCTCCGCATCATCAATCAGCCGCCCCCACGCGTCAGACAGTGGTACTGAATCAGCAACCAGGAGGGCCGAAATACGTGCTCCGATAGTGCGCTTGTCTGTTATTTTGTTATTGGTCATTTGCTGCAACTCCTGGAGTTTGCGGACCTTGATTAAGTGAGGATTTTTCAGCTTGCAAAGCTGTGCTGTAGCCTCATCCATCGTGCCGAATTTTTGCGCCTCATCGATATTGAGCGTCCAATATTTGGCTTTGTGCTCTCCCAGGTCTTTTTCAAAATACAGGCGAGCAACATTGGTCTGTTTAGGCTTCCCGTTCATCATCACAAGGCCGCGCTCATCAAACAGAAAATTGTCACCTTCGAACGTCATGAGCACGAACGGGCCGATTGGCTTTGTCGTCTTATTGGTCATTTAATCAATCTCCCTTGTGCGGCCTCGTTGAGCCACAGGCATTCTGTGCGCTGTACTGACCCGGCGAAACCGTTGGCAGCAGCGGTGCGCGTTACTCGCTTCCAGCCAGCTAAGGTGTTGTTATATAGCTTGCTGTCATAGCCGCAGACAATCACCGCTCCCTGTAATGCTTTAAGCTCATTAAGCAACTCAGCGTGTTCTTCATTGGTCATTTCGAAGCGGTACGCGCCATTCTTAGAGACACCAACTCGCGTTTCATGAACGTATGGAGGATCGACAAAATGAAGCGTTGAGGCTGCATCATGGTCGTGCATACACTTAATAGCGCTGCGATTCTCAACTAACACACCAGCGAATCGACTAGCCACAGCTGCGAGGTTATCAGGCTGTCTCGCCCAAATGCGCTGCGCTGTGGCGCTGTTGCGCTTAGTATCGAGGCGAAAACCTGTCTTTCCCTTTGTTGCGCCAGCACTACCAAACCCCATAGCGGCGCGGACAACTAAACGGCGGGCCTGTTCAACCCGGTTGTCGCTGTCTTCGTACGCACAGTTAAATTCGTCTCGCGAGTACGGTGTGAGGGCGCAGGCCTGAATAAGCTGTTGCGCGGTTTCAGGATTGCGCAGTACACGGAACAGGTTAACTACGTCGCCGTCTAGATCGTTATATACCTCCACTTCTGACGGTTCTTTCCTCAACAGCACAGACGCGCCTCCGCCGAATGGCTCAACGTAGCAACGGTGTTTAGGGAAATGGCTGATAATCCAGCTGGCCAGACGGAACTTGCCGCCGTGGTAGCGAATTGCCGGATGTTTAATTTTTTCCATCGTCATTCTGTTATCGCCCCTTATAAGTGAGCCCAACCATTTGCAAGCGCTATTTTCATCAGTAAGCCACCAACAATAATTCCCCACAAAAACAAATTAACCTTAAGCATGTTGTTAGCTCCTCTTATGAGCGACCTCCGTTAAGCGGCGTGGCGCGATGCGCGGCCAAAAATTTTGTGTATTTTATATCCCTGCCAGTTGGCCCGGCATTGTTCAAAAATATCAGGCTCATCTGGCTGGTATTTACCGTTGTTAACTGCATAAATTGGCGTGGATCTCGTCGGCACCTTTCCGATTTCGATGATGTATCCGGCGCGGCGTAGTCGACACACGTAGCTCGCCGTTCCTGACGTTCCAATGTGGATCTTTTCAGATAGCTGTTTAACCGTCGCTCCGTTGTCCCCGAACGATTCAAGGGCGTCCAAAATATACTGGCGCTTCTCGTCGCTTATCATTTTCTCTCCGTGGTGTAGGCCTTGCGGCCTCCGTTAACGTGTTCGTAATAGGCCCGGATAGAGCCGTATTTAGCAATTCGCTGGTTAATCAGGCGTTGCGCCTTTTTTCCGTAGGCAACAGAACCCAGACCGCGCACAGTTCTAAACACTCCGACCGCCCTCGCATGGCCTGCCCTTGTCCTTGCAGTCTTTGCAGCGTTCATGACTTGTTTTGTTGTAGTCGCAGGACGCCTGATTAAAAAATTCCATCCACACGTACACCACATTCACATCCCCTCCCAGCTCTAGCTGCTTGCTTACAACCCGCGCCTTTAGCTGACACTCATTCATTCCAGCTACAATCTTCATTTACTATTCGCCTGTAATTTTTGGTTGATTGTTTTTATTGCGTTAACTACTTTTGCAGGGTCAGCGTTAGCGCACGCTACCTGATACGAGTCGGCCTGGACGTTGACGGCGCACCCTTCCCCAAGAGAAACCGCTTCGTCTTTGCCCGACTCGCTTTTAGCAACGCTACATCCTGATAACGTAATTAACGATAAAATAGCTAAAGCCCGTATTTTTCGCATAATCGCACCTCCTCCTCTCTGCTGTAATTACCTGTATTAATTAACCTACTTCTCTCTCTCGCAGCCTCTGTGAAAACAGTGCGCTTTGACATCCTACTTTTTTTATTAACGCCAAAATAAATATTGTTTCTCAGCTTACGTGATGCCGCCGCCCCTTCTGGCTCATGACGTATAAGCTCATATACCCGGTCCCTTACTCCGCGCTCGTTAATAAATGATTTTCCTGCTGTTATTTCGTATGAAGCTGCTTTTCTAAGAAAGTTTTTTGATTCCTTTAGCAATACCTCTTCGTTAATATTTAATAATTTAGCTATTTCACTATTAAGCAATCTTCGCTCTTTCAGAACCCTAATTACTCTTTGAGCTAGCCCTGTCACCCCACATTTTTGCAACATCACTACCACCTCCGAAACGCCCGTTAACCGCGCTCCTTCGCTCTCTCAGCGCCTCATCCATCATGACTGAGAACGTCCTACCCTTGATCACTTTCCCGCTATCGTGAATGCGCGCGCAGACGTTGAGAAATTCATGCTCTTTAGGTGTCGCCGCCGACTCATAAAGCTTTTCTCTCATTCTTCCCGCAATATTTCTAACAGACTCAATCTCTTTAATTAATATGGTGTTATCTCCGCTTATAATTTCGTTCTCACGAATTAATTCATTAATCGCTATATTGTCCTGTGCTGATTTGTGATTCAGGAAATCAACCTCTTTTTCAAGGTATTTAACCCATGATTCACATTCTGCCATTCGTTTGTTTGCGTTAATAAATCTCTTGACTGCATTAATCAAACTTTTCATTTCTCTCTCGTAATTCCTTGTTAATTGCTGTAATTGCGTCTCTATTGTTTAAGGAGTTCCATGAACAAAATCTTAACAACGCCAGTAACTCGTGCTCTTCCATTTCTTTTATGGCGGACTCAAACACACTCACCTAATCACCTCGTACGATTGTTCGTGTACGTATGAGATAGCGTGAGGCAATTCTTAAAGTTAAGCTCTTCTGGCTGTATTATTTTTCTAAATGTTACTTAACGTTAAATCCAGTAACTCTCGTTCTGTTCCGTAGTTAGCTGTAAACGTCCTGTGACCCGTATTCCCGTGAATCGCTATTTTGTTAGCTGCCTTATCGTCCTCTCTATGATGGCCACGGCAAAGACAAATAACCTCTTTCCAACCTGACCTCTGCGCCATTCCGCAATTAGTGCGCGTGTGGTGAATCTCTCCCGGCGTTCCCCAAACTCCAGCTTGAACGTAACAGGCGACACAACCCAATTCAGCAACGCGGCCAACGTGCTCCTGTTCTGCTTTCTTCTGTCGTTTAGTTGCCATTACCGATCACCTCAAAAGAACGAGCCACCAGCTCACCCTCAGCGTTTAACCACAACTCGCCGTAAACGCTGTCAGGGTATTTTTTCATTAATCGGTATGCCACGTTCTCGAAGCGCTGTAGCTGCTCGCCTGATACGTGAGAGAAGCGACGAACGTATTCACCTGCCAATGCTGCGTGGATACGGTTTGATGATTGTTTCAACTTATTGATTAAATCTTTCATTTTGATACCTATCTAACGATACTCTCTATGCGCTTAATCTACCTCCGTTAATAAACACTGTTTTGCTTTTTTGTGCTATATGATACCTATCTAATGATACCAATAAAATAAAAAAAAGGGGGTTATCCCCCCTTCTTGTCCTTCGCTTGCTCGCTTATTAGCCTTCGCACATCATCTGCACTGACGTATTCCTTCATTATTCTGAAAGCTTGCGCCCTTCCTATCCCAGCCAATTCAGCAGCACGATTTACCGTGGTCCCCGCATCCCTAAGCTCCATGAAAGCCAAGTGCTTTTTCAAATCTGGCCTACGCCCCGTGTAAAGACCTTGCTCCTTAGCGATAGCAACCCCTTCTTTTTGCCGTTGGCGAATCATCCCCCTTTCCAGCTCTGATACCGCGGCCATAACAGTCACCAAAAACTGCGTCATAGGCGATCTGTCCAGCGTCAATCCCATATCCATCACTTTAAGCGATGCGCCGGATTTTTCTATTCGCTCCCAAATCTCCATAAACCCCTTGAATGAACGAGCAATGCGATCCATTGATTTAATGAAAACCACATCCCCTTCCCGAAGCTTTGCAAGCATCCTTTCCAATTCAGGTCTGTTATTATCCTTACCTGAAATCTTCTCTTGAAAAACCTCATCTAAAGACACCCCAGCAAGCGCCTCTAATTGCCTGTCTAGTTTTTGATCCCTCGACGATACCCTTGCGTAACCAAAATTCACTAAGCCCTCCTTATGGTATCTAATACCAGATATTGTGATACGGTCTAATTTACATCATTAGCCATGCCTAAATCATACCTTTTACACGTTATTTCCAATAGTCCACTTTGAGTACACTCAAAGTAGACGGTACAAAAACAAAAAATCCCCCGAAGGGGATTGACATTTCTACAAACCTAAAATCAACTTTACTGCTGTAGAGATTGCGCCTTCCCGTCACTATTCCTCCTATTTATCTCCTGCTCACATCGATACGCCATAGTCGCATCATCACCAGACCTCTCGCAACTCTCCAGATCCTGCAATGATGCCGACTTTACATCTGCTATCTTCGTCGCTTTATTTGATTTCGGCAGTGCGTCGCTATTTTTATTTTCTGCGTCCTGGTTATTTATCTGCGCTTGGTATTGCACCAAGTCGAACATTTCTTCGCACCTCTCATATCTGGCATTGTCCATATTAGCCTCAATTCTGGCAGCGTACGTGCCAGCCAATACCGCACCCCACTGCGCACCTGACGCCTCGGATTTTAATTCCTGACACTGCGAGTGTCTGGCGTTACCCGCACAACCAGAAATAGCCACAGTCGCGATAATCACTACCAATCTCCAGTTAACCACACTTCACCCCCCAATAAAAAACCCGCACATGATGCGCGGGTCGCGTTTTGTTTTTGTTGCCGGGTGTGCTAGTGAGTTATACGTTTTATTCCCTCTGTGCCGTTTTCCAGCAATAGGATCGCTCTCTCTACCTCTCCGGCCTTTAGTAGGCCATACACCTTAAATATCATCGACATCAGCTCCGTTATCGCGTCATCCTTCATAACATCTCCTTTACGTGAGGTTACTCCGGATTGATAACAATTGGTACTATTAGCCCCGTATTTAGTTTTTGTAGTTCGGTGTAGATCTCCCACCGAGTCTGCATAAGAATCTCTTCCGCTGTTAAGCTGTTTAGAAGTTGTGCCCACGTAGACCACCCCATACCGTTTGTTGCCGTCCTGGTGAATACCTGATTGCTTGTATCTATCATAATTTGCTGTAGCCAGTAGTTGGGTGATTCCACTGCCTGAGCCACAGTCAGCATGTAAGTCCCACCTGACGACACTGTTAAAACCGTCCCGTATAGGTTGGGTGCGTCAGTAATATCTGACACCATCGCCCATCCCCACGGCGCATTATCCATCGAACCCACCACGACTTGAGCATACTGCGGAACACAGTTCCACCCGTATTGGCCCTCTATTTGTGGACTATCCTGAAACGATACTGGCTTGGTAAATTCCACCCCCGTTGCGGTAGCAGCCTGCGATTTCAGCTTCTCCCACAGGGTTAGCAGCACGGATTGGCTCTGAGCTATTTTTTGCAGTTCTGACTGAATTAGTTTTGCGGCCTCCTCCAGACTTTCCGGGACGTTTATATTGGGAACCTGGTATACGGTGGGCGGTGACTCTGCCACTTCGCTCTGGGCGTTCGTGGTGCTGGCGTTACTGGTTGTTCTCACGTTGAGGTTTGCCCGACGTCTGGCGTCAGCGATCGCCTTTAATTTTTGCTCTTTGGCGTTCATCGTCCTGTTTTCCTGATTGTGAAATTTATCCCTACCGGAATACTCCCCTGTCCGGCGACCTCCAGCCTATATCCGTGACTCTCACCCTCCGCGCGCCACGTGGTTCTGCGCTGATTTACCAGGCTAAACGTCTGGCTATCCCACACGTAACCGGAATCAGGGTTATCGGCGTAGGCTATTGATAACGTAATATCGTTAGCGCCCCTTCCGTTTAGGTAGGCCTCGGCGATCATCTCCCGGTATCCGGTATTAAAATCCAGCCCGCGGCGCTCCACGTAGCACTGGAGATCCTGAGTCGTCATATTCACCACGCCTCCCGTAACGACACTGCGAGTCTCCGTACTCCCGTAATTCAGGTAATAGATTCCACCAGCGTTACAACACCCGACTAGCGTTCCCTGCGCGGTTTTAGCGTCATCGGTATCCCACACGACGTTATAGTCGTCCCACGCAATGTTAACGGAGTCCCACGACGGCGGATATGTGTCCGGGTCCATCGGGCAAAATGTGATGTCGTTGATATATGGAAGGGTTTTACGGCTCCACGTATTTTTCACATAGTTATAGGTCAGTGCTATTGTTTTGCTGTAGTCGCCGTCCTGCTGATCCTCTCCATAAATCAGCACCCATACTTCCGATAACTCAGGGAAGTTAGTCATCCTTACCATTCCGGCTTCGTGGTTTTCTACATAGTCGGATAGCCAATCCCTAACACGTTCGTCTGCTACAGATTTCCACGATACGCTATCATGTCTAACGACGTCAGAACCCGTGAAAACGTAGTTATAGCCGTGAGCGTTGACACAACATCCGATATCCAGACACCCCAAATCACTGTAGAGCAATTTGGTAATAAACGGTGACTGGTCGTTACCGGACGGCGACATTGTGTAGGTCTCACGTTCGGTATAGACGTACAGCGTCCCACCGTTGGCGACAGCGTCCATCACCTCGTAATTACTGCTCAAATCCTGCCACCCGGCATATCCGTCAATTACGGCGGCGGCGGCATCCTCTGGCGCGCGGTTTAGTGCGGTGTCGTCCCAATTTATAGGGAATGCGTTTTCCTGCGCGAACCCAGACCAGCGGACACGGGTAGGATACGGGGTATCAGAACCGCCCTGCGATTCCTCTACAGTGGAGAGCATTAATAACCGGTTATCAAATTGAACCAATTTACGGCACGTCCAGCGGCGTGTTTCTACCGTAGGATTACCTGAACCGTCTACTATTGTCTGCTCTCCCCACCCCGTTAATGAATCAAATCCCGTCCAGTCGTATTGCTTACCAATCGGAGCTGCTCCCAGCGCGCCGAATATCTGACAGTTGTTGACCTGGCATTTGTAGGCCGTCCAGATACTGTCTGCCGTAAATCCCGTGTCGTAGTTTCCGTCAGTGTGCACGTACAGCTTTCCGTATTCCGGCGTAGCTAGCGATTGCTGCCAGATATTTACCGAACCATTATCCACCCCCAGAAAAAACAGCAATGGAGCGTTAGCACTGAACGCATCGAACATTATCACCTGTATTAACCAATGCGTGTTTGATGCTACGTTTCCTGCCGAGTCTGTCGTGTAATAGGCGCAGTATTGATTACCCAGATACGGAGTTATCTCCCTGCCGTTAAAACGGACGTTTAAAACGTCCGTGAATGCCTGGTCTGGTAGTTGCGTTGGGTCGCCGTCGAGCATTAGCCCGACAGCACCTAATTGCTGTATTTTTGGATTCGTCATGCGGTTCGCATCCAGATATACGCCCCGTAGTAGGGGTTAAAAAACGCGGTAGAGTCAGTTGGTGCACCCTCACCAATGGTTAGGTGACCTGTACCTGTTGGCGTGTGACCTCCCGCACTACCAGTTGATCCTGCGCCGTCACCGGGAACCGTTACCGTATGTACTGAGTCGTTATAAAAACTGTTTATTGTCGCCTCTGGATGGACGTGCGGCGGCACCGCGTCCATTGTTAGTGAAACGTCGTATTCTGTGTGCACCACGTGAAAATTCTGCACCCTCCAGAACCCCGGCTGATACCCTGCCGAGTAGTTTTGCGCGTACCCCTGACAGTCCGTTGCAGAACCAACACCAGCAATCAGGCCGACTATTGGCTCCCACGTTCCGAACCCTAAAATGTCGTGCGGGTTTCTGCTATCGGTGTAGCTCGTATACTGGCAACCAACCGGAAACACGGCGTTAATGATCACCCCCCAATTAATCACATAATATGGGTTTGCTGACATTACTGTTGATGACGGCGATTGAGTCGTCATCGCCAACGGTGTTGGCGAGTCTGTCGAGTTATTTGTTGTTGCGATCATTGGCGGATTGCTATCCGTCCCGTCACCCTCTGAATAATATAGGTGATCGGTTAATCCGTTTATTTTACCTGGATTGGCGGTAATCGGAGCGCTGGCGTTAGGGAATGTATTTTGAAGGACCTTCTTCATCATCCTTATCTGATCGTCTCCCTGGCTGACAAAATCCGACGCGCCTACAGGCCAGTCAGGATTTAGCTCACTAATAACTGTTGCGTTTTCAATTGGCACTCTGTTTATCCTCCATCCGGGTAACACGGCGATCTACGTCGACTAATTCCTGCTGCTCAACCCTGATATCTGCGGTTAGCTCGTCTATTTGGCGTTGCGAGCGTTTTGTTTGAGCGCTGGTATCGTCTATTACCTGTTGCGTTTTACCCAGCGAAACAGCTATTGAAATAATTGCAGCAACTCCGGTGAACCCCAGAAATTTAATCAATGAGTGGCCCTTGTCATTAGAAATATCCACGGCGCTTTACCCTCGCAGTTCCTGTTTTAGTGAATTTTTCGCGGACACTATTCAGGTTCGCAATCTCACCCTGCGCCAGCGCTTCCCACCCCTGCGCGGCCTCGTCATCCCTAGCGAACGCTGCGCAATAAAACAGTGATAGCCACAGGAGGGCGTTTTCCGCTCCGTCCGTGTAGGCGTTGGTTTGCGTGCCAGTGGATAGGCGGACAGGTTTTTTATTCCCTGTCACTGTAACTGACGCAGGTTTTACCAGCTCAATGCTGTTGCCGGATAGTGAGTAGTGAAAATCGTATCCGGTAGTTTCTGGTCTGGCGTTTACCAGATAGCGCAGGGCGGTAATGTCGGCGTAGGTTGTTGACGTTCCTACCAGCCCAGAAATCAGCACGTCCTGAATCGTCATAAATTCAGATGCGTCTATTGATGTGGCGTCGGTGTTATAGGTGACTGTTGAAATCATCTCACCTATTGTTAACTCACTGTCTAACGCTGTTTGAGCTGCTGCTATAAATTGAGGGATATTATTTAAGGTTGTGGTGTCGGTTCTTCCGCACCACGCCTTGATATTTGCTGTTAATTGGTCGTAGGTAGTGCTCATAAATCACCTGTAAAAAAGGCTGGCGTTTGCCAGCCTCCCGTTACGCATATTTGAGGGTTTTCTTTTCATCACGGATTACCGCGATGATCCGGCGAATAACCTCTCCCTCGTGGCTGTCTGGGATTTGTCGTCCGGTTAACAGTTGAGTGATATAGTCAGTAATCACGCCCTGTTTATCTGGTTCTAAATCTACCCACTCCGGTTGATCACCCCTGTTGCCTCACGAAGTGCGGCCACGCCCGCGTAGCAGATAGCCGCCAGCTCAACGATATTGATTCCGCCCTTCATTACGCTGCCTTTTTAGTTGATTGAACTGGATCGGCAGGTTTCCCCTGAATCCACCCAGAACACCACGGGTTATCGTGCTGTAGCGTGGCGATTTTTGAGATGATCGCTTTGCGTGCACCACCTGATTTTGGAACCGGTTCTGATAACGGGGCCTGCCATACGGCTTCGCGCCAGTTTTTGGAGCTGTAGAAAAATACGCAATTGGCGGGCATCATATTGTGGTAGACCACTTTAACGATATTCCCCATCGCGTCTTTAATAGACGAAACTTCAAACGAAATAGAATCGTCATTCTCAAATACACGCACGCGGGTGGGGTCTTTTTCCTGCATTCCTGAGATGGTCTCTTTCATGCTGGGCGAAACCATCATAATTTCTGCGGTGGCGTTCGCCGTCCATAGCTGTTCCATCATATCCAGAATGTCATCCTCAGTAGGCGTGGTTGAGGCTGACGTAGCGTAGGTAATTGCGCCGGATAATGGATCTGCTGAAACGGTTACCCCGTTATCGGTAGAGCTAATTAGCGCCTGAACGCCTGCCATTTTCGCCGCAGTTGGTTTCCCGGTTGATTGGTCAGTAGACGGGGCAACGTATCCGCCGTTATTCAAGCAGGCCCACTCCCAATCACGTAGCAATTTTCGCGCCTTCTTTTTGGCCTGATAGGAGAACTGATCGTCATCCTCACCAGCCCAGTACGTCTGTAACTGCGCTTCCGTTGTAACGCGTACGCCAACGATTAATTTTTGGCAGTAGTTGTACATTGGAATTGTTGGGGTATAGGAGTCTACGACGTCCGAATACTCGTAATCCTCCGGGTAGGCGTTCTCTCCGGGTTTTTCGTCAAAATCAATTTGCCACTCATGTTTCTGGTTTGACGCTTTAGATTTGCCGATTGAGTTAGAGAACGGCAGGCGCTGCACGTCCTGTACACCAAGGTTATAAATTCGGTTAGTGACGTCGTCTTTTACGCCAATATGTTCGTAAGAATAGAGTTGAGCCAATTCATTAAAACCTCGCTTAGTGGCTCCTTGGCCGAGCTAAATAGGTATAAATCGTCGCTATGAGATCATTTGTTTTTATCGCTTGTCAAACATTTCTCCTATTTTGTTTTTTCTATCACCTTATTTATCTCCTTCAGCGCCTGTCTGCGCTCTATAGTCTTCCTGATTTTACGCACTGGCCCCGATATCGTTTTTGGCGCTATCGCTTTTGCGGCCCTATTCCCGCCAAGTGTTTTTATCGTCAACCCCAACTCCGCCGCATCAATCAGCCTCTCTGTTAGCGGCGCCGCCTCCATTTCAGTCCTTGCAGCGGGAAGTGCTGCGAATCCTGATTCTATCTGTCTGTATTTTAAATATAATTCCTCAAGATGCTCGGCTGCATCATGTGTAGCCGCCATGCTCCTCAACATCCCCACATCGTCGGCAGAAACACCTCCCCGCATGGTTCCCCTTTCCAGTCCGTATTGAATATTGTCTGCCATTTTTTCTAACGTATCGTGTGAATGGCTCATTGCAGTAATAACGGCTTTTAACCGAGGGTTATTTTTTTGTTCTCGTTGCAATTTTGCCATCTCCTCAGTGATTCTGTCTGCCTCGTCTCTCAGTGATTTTTCAACTCCGCTGGCATAATCCTTTATCGCTAAAGTGAACCCCTGCTGATAATCCCTGCTTACCTTTGGAGCTACTTTTGACGCGCTCCTCCCCATTCTTGCTGCGTCAGACAGGAATTTATCAACTTTCGGCATCCCCCTTGCCAACGCTCGCAAATCTTCTGCGTAGTGCTGCGGTAGCCTCTTTGCGTACGCTTTAATTTGCGCCGTCTGGTTAACTTGGTACGCCTCAAGCGCATCTAAAAAATGCGCCGGATTTACCTCTTCTCCCTTGTCAATTTTTGATATTAGGTTATCCAACTCTGCGCTATCAGTTCTCATTAACGCCTCAAAATATGGTGCGTCATTTAAATCACCCCTCCCCTCCAATAACGCCTCTCTGGGAATTACTGATGATTCGTACGGAGAAACCGCCATCCTGTAAAAATTGAGCGCATTTCTCGCGTCCTGCCCACCAGCCCCGGTTTTTGCCGCTTTCAGTGCCGCTCCAGCATAGCTCGTTCCCTCTATCGATGAATGCAGTCGCGTTGCGAACTCCATGAATTTTTGGTCGTATAACGCCTGTTCCGCTGCCGCCCTGTCTGCTCCCTGCTCTACTGTGGTTATTTTCTCGCTTCTAGTTGGTGCATCAACCTCCCTCTCTGCAGCCTCATCCAGCGCCCCACCATCAGCAACACCCTTTACAGTAGCGGCGGTTCTTGGTGAGAACCTGCTAAAAAATCTCTTAGCTACTGGCGATAGCCCATCCCAAGCAACGCCCAGCACCTTACCTACAACCTCACCACCAGCCCCAACAAGCGCGTCCTCTTTGAGATTCTCCGTCGTTCCGTGTGTTGCTGCTCCCGTTAGGCTATTTGTCAATGCCCCTATCGCTGCCTTCCCGGCAAGAGGCAACCCCTCCATTGCCAGCCTTACCTCTGGTTGCGATAACAATAACGTATCCCACGCATACTGAGACGCGTCCTTCCCTCCCTTCATATCCTCTTCTGTTGGCGTCAGGCCATCATTTTGAGCAGCCTCTACGTGAGCAATTCCAGCATTCATTAGAGAGTTAGTTACCGCCTGAGTATCAAGCTGGTTAACGCCTGAATTATTTACAGGTGCTGTAGTTGTTTTGTACTCCTTTTCTGGCTGTTGTTTATCTGCTGTCAACTCTGAATAAATTGCAGGATACGCCTCAAAATCAATCGGCGCGGCGTACCCCTTGCTTATTGCGTGTTTTGCTATGTCAATCTGAGACGTTCCGTCAGGAACCCCCTTCATGATCACTCCGTTTGGCAGTGTTACGCTCATCACCATGACACTGAATCTCCTGATTTTGGCGCGCTGGAATCCTTTTTACCGACATCACCAAACGGAACTGACGATATTCTATCCTCCTCCCTGTTATAAGCCTCTAGCGCCCGCTGCAATTGCACCTCAGAAAGCCCCGTTGCAATAGCGAAATTTTTCCACTCCTGCGGGTCAGTTATCTGGCTGGCCTGCGATCCAACCTGCTCGTAATAGGCCTGCTCCTGTGCAGCGTGCCCCGCGTTAATCACGTCTAACAATTCGTGAGACTGCTCCTCCGTTAGTGGCTCGCCGGAAATCGCCTTATTTAAATACTGCTCTGCCCTGTCAACCATTCCATGCGCCGCGCCCTCGCTAATGTGGTGCGTTTGCGTCAATTTTACAGACGCGTTAGGCGCGTCAATTAGTTGCCCCATTAGCTCTAATTGTTGCTCGCTAATTGGCGTTCCAAGCCGCATATCGGCCACCGCCTTATATGCTGCCGCCCTTGACCTCGCCAGCGCCTTAAACTGGTCAGCGTCCAGCGTTGCCCCCTTCATTAGTGATTGGCGTCGCTCCATAGCCTCTTGTTTTAGACCGGATAAACCCTGCGCTTTAGCTGCAAATTCCGCCCTCCTGTCTGCTGCCGCTAAACCGCGCTCAAATCGTGATTCTGCCGCGGCCTGACCGGAATAGAATCTATCGTTGGCGTTTTTCTGCTGAACGTTAAAATGCCTATCCGCTTGGCTCATTTGCGCTTCCTGCATATCAATACTGGCCTGCCTGCTCGCTAACTGCTCTCGCTCCTGCGCCTCTTTATCTAGCTCCTTGTTATCGCCTGTTTCGTACCAGTTGAGAATGGCGCGGGCGGTATACCCCTGCTGATGAAGCTCCGGCACCAAATCGGCGCGCTGACGTAAGTCATGGCCCCAATCATGAATTGCCAGCGCCGCCACCATCCCGGCGGCGATACCACCAGCAGCATTACCAGACACCAGCGCTCCCAATAGACCTATCACTCCGGACGCGATCCACGACGTACGCCTAATCTCATCGTCGCTAGGAGGGTTTACTGTGGGGATTTTATTGCGCTCTGCCTGTAGTTTTTCGTACAGATCCTGCAACTGCATTACGTTAGGGACTACGGCGCCCTGATTTGGCGTTAACTGTATACCCTGAGTTGCGGCAATATTGATTTGCCCCGCCTCTGTTTGTCTGCTCTGCTGCAAATCAGTAATAGCCGTCATTTTTTATCTCCCACCAGACGTTGTCCCCGCATTACGCGGCTTATTGTTTGTTTTTCACTGGAAGAACTAGCTCCAGCTCCGGACGGCTTTCCTTCTTTTTTGGCCTCTTTCCACGTGTCGCTCATTAGCTGGTAGGCTAGCTCCTCTCCGCGCTGCTGCGTTATTTTCCCGTCCAATACCTGCTGGTAAATATCCTGTAGCAGGCCGTCTAATTTCTGCGTTTTCACCTGGTATTCCGGGAACGTTTCGGCAAACGTTTCTGGAGACATTGAGCCGCGAACCCGCATCAGACTATTCACGTTGTAATTTGGCTGTGGTCTCTCAGTCCACACGACCTCATTGGCGTTAGGATCATAAGCCTCTTCGAACCCCTCCTGTTTTGCCCACGCATATTTAAATGGGTCGTTTTCTGCCGTCGTTGCTGACTGGCTGGCGGTGGATATTATTTCGTTTGCTCGCGCGTTGTACGTCGCGAATAGTTCGTCAAACTGTTTATTCAGGTTCATTGTTATTCCGTTTTTTATAGGAGGTTTTTAAATCCGGACAGACCCTGTAACGGATCTCCACCAGCGAGGCTCTCAACTTGACCAATTACCTGACCGTTAGAACCGGCATTTGCTGACACCCCGTGTCCAGACCCTCCTATAGGAGCTGTAGCTCTCGCGTGTGGTCTCAATGCCGCCCCCGCGATTGTCTGCATTACTGGCGTGATTGCGCTCATTGCCCAGTCAGGGAACATTGACGACGGTGCGATTGTTCCCGTTGCCGCCGCAGCCACCCCATTAGCTGTTTCAACTGTTCCCACGTTAGATAGCGCGTCAGATACGCTATCAAGACTCTCAATTCCCGGGCCAACGCTATCCCCTGTTGAAAAAATACCCTCTAATGCGTCCATCATCCCCGACATTACAGTAACCCCCCTCTACTCTGTTTTGTTTTTGAATTGGTCGTTGTGGTTGTGTCTATTCCTGCCGTTGGCAGAATCTCTTCCATCAACACTGAGAAATTAATCAGCGGCATATTGTTGTTTATCATGTCATTTTTACGGTTGTTGTTATCTACCTGCTGATTAAACCACTGTTCAAACAGCCCGGCATTGAATTGATTTTTCTCTCCTGACGCTGCCATTTTTGCGCCCGTCTGGAATATTGAACCGCCTGCGCCCATTAGCTGGTCTAACAATCCAACCTCACCAGAAATAGCGCCACCAGTCAGGCCTACCGCCCCTTTCAGGATTGATTCTGCTAACTGCGATTCGCGCTGGATCATCTCGTTCGCGCCGCTTGAAAGTATTGAGCTAGTCGCATATTCAGCCGCACTGCTTCCCGAAACGGCAGTTGATGCCATGTTTGATTGTGCGGATTGACCAAAAGCCGCACCCATGCTGCTATAAACGTCGTTTTCGATGGCATTATCCTGCCCCTCCATAAATCCACTGGCGCTGTTATACAGTCCGCTGACGCCGCTCATGAATTGAGTTTTAGCGTTGCCGTTTAATAGCCCCTGAATGCCGTTTAGCGCCTCGTCCACCAGCGAGGCTCCGCCTTGCGCTATAGATGTCCCGGTGTCAATGACAGAACCGCTACCTGCACGGTCTAACGCTTCCTGTTCTGCCGGGGTTAATCCGGCTACTGTGCTGTTTTCGTAATTTATTCCTGAGTAGTCGCTAATAAAATTCTCTACTAGCGGCTCTACGTATTGATCCAGCCACGACGTTGTATGACTCGTTGACGAACTGGAAGCGCTGCCGCTCCCTCCCAATAACCCCATATTTGACCCCATTCCAACCAAACCAGCGGCGATGAGCGCCGCACCCTCACCCATTACTCGTCACCGAAAATCATGCTGCCGAACGTTTTGCTTCGCTTGGCTGGCGTAGTGACTGTTTTTTGTGGCGCCTGTTTTGTCGTTTTCAGCGCATCGTTCGCTTTCTTCTTGAACCGTTGAGCAGCACTCTCACGCGTTGCGCGTAGCTCTGCGGCGTCGCGGAAAATCTGCATCAATTCAGGCGACAGGACATCGGCCAGTTTATTGCCTAATACCTGCTGTGCGACGGCAGCCACGCCTTTAATCTGCTCGTTGCTCCAGCCACGTTTAACCAGTGCTGCGACTGATTGCCGGGCGTTCTGGTCACGAACACGGGCCAACGCGTCATTTCTGGATCTCTCCGCCTGCTCCGCTGCCTGCTCTAATATTTTTTTTCTGTCCTTCGCCGTCTCTAGCTGGTCGTACGCCGCCGCGCGCTGGCGATCGTCCAGTTGCCCGGACTTGATGCGTTTTTGCAGGTATTCAATGGTTTTTTCCGTTTCGGTCAACGCCATCTCTTTGAATCTACTGGTATCACGATTGGTTTGCTCAATAGCCTGAATTAGTGGCTGTACGCTCTGGTTATATTTCTGGTACAGCTCGCGATCGCGCAGTGATTCCTCAACCTGTGCGGCGGTATATTCCTGGTCTCCGAACTGCCATACATCTAACTCTGCTGGCTCTTCGCTCTCTCCAGTGCCTCCCGTAGTCTCGGTGCCAGCGTCGGCGATATTGAGTAATCCTGTCTCTGCGTCGTCAGGTGATGGCGTTGCGCTCGTTTCTGGCTCTTTGTTGCCGCTCTCCTTGATTTCATCTCCCCAAATAGCCTCCGCAAAACTTGACCGTCCGTTTCCTCCCACGGAATTTTCTTTTGTTTCGGTTTGCTGTGATTGTTCATTTTGGTTTTCCATCTCTTATCCTTACTTGTTGTCAATAACTTCTTGATTTTGTGCGTTTTTTGTTACCGCATCGGCGGCTTGCTGCTCAATCCCTTTAGCCTTGAGCATTGTTTCAATCAGGCTCACCTTATCTTCTACTTTCAGGTGTTCTGCTTGTGCCAGGCTATACAGCGCGTCGTTGAGTTTTTTCACAACATCGGATTGCATATCTTTGACCTTGGCCTCTGCCAGTCCGGTAGCGGCTATTTCGGATCGCAGCTTGCTGACGGTGATGAACTTCGCGATGATTTGTTCCAGTTTTGACGGCTGAGGCATCTCCTCCGGTGGCGTAATCAGGTCGCTAACGTCCTCCTCACCAGTGACTGCCCGTAGGTAGTTGGCGTAGATTTCGTATACGTTTTTTTGCTGAAAATTCTTTGGTAGCGTACCGAGTTGCGCGGCCTGTTCGTACGCCGCTTTGACGTTGGCGGCGGCGCGAGTTCTGTCGTACGGTGATTCAATACTGATTGACATGCCGAGGTCTGCGCGGATTGATTTAAACGGCAACTGGATTCCGTCCAGCTCCACACGCTCACCAATCTCCTGTAAAACCAGCAGCAACAACCTGTAGATAGGTTTGATGAACGTCTCCGCGATTGTGGAGGCTATTTGGTTCTCGTTTAGCTCCTGTTTGTCCTGCGTGAGCTGAATAGCTGTACCGCTGGCGTTACCGTTCTCCTCCAGTGCCTGCGCCTGACCTGCGCTACCCTGAATAACAGACTCAACGTCGCTGTTAATCTCCTCGTTAAGCAGTTGCATTGCAGTAGGAACGTCGTTACCACCAATTTTCGTTACAGCGTTGAGGCTGTTTGCGTAATACAGTGCCCCGGCTCCGCGTTCGCTCTCCAGAACGCGTTTACCGTCTGGGGTTAACAGGCTATCAACAGCAAGATATTCACCGTATGCCGCGCCATCTGCGCTGCGCTGAATTGCCCGCATTGCTCGCGTTTTGTTGATTTGCTCGTTAATGGTCATATCAAACAGCGACTCTGACCAACCACTGCCGGAAACCACGCTCATTCCGCCTTTAACCAGCGGGCACCAATCAACCTCTTTAACGCTCAAAATATCCGCATCTGTAGTCACGACGTACCACAATTTACGGATCTTCCCTTTGTACACGCCGCGCCAGTAGTGGTGATATAGCGTTACGGACTGATTGTATTTGCTGTAGTCAGCGTCAGGAGAATCAATATCGCCATTCATATCGCCAATAACGATTAGCTGTTTGCTCTCGCCTGCCGGATCATCAAGGTCTTTTTTACCAGCACTCAACAGCTTTGACTCTGAATATCCAGCCTCAACGCCTTCGGCAACTGTAATATCCTCTCGGTAGGCAGTGTACGGAGACGACGCGACATCAACCGCTTTTGGGTGTAGGTAAAAATTACGGAAATCAATCAAATTTATGACGGGGTATTTAATCGTGCGTTTACCCTGAATCCAGCCACTACCAGTACGATCCGACTCGTTGAACTCCAGTTCGTGGTCAATTTTGTACCCCATTTTCATGAGCATATTGGCAGCAACAGCGATTTGCTCTACAGGTGCATCGGTAAAATTCTGTTTTTCACTTTCGTAGTGCTTTTCTTCATAACCAACGCGGGCCGCTTGGTCACCGGTGATTAAAATCTCCTTGATGGCCTCCATCATCAGGCGGTAATAACCGTCAATTTTGAGCGCTGAACCATGTACTGCTCGCGTTATTGCTGCTGCTAATTTTCCGTCAGTGGCGGTATCACTATCAAAACTCACAGGCGAACGTTGACTACTGGTAAACAACTCCACCAGCGACGGGTAGATGCTCTCAAATGCCTGCCACATCACGCGAGACGCTGAGATATCATTAGGCTCTCCTTTGGCGGGAAACTCACCACGATACGCCAGATAGCTCAACGTATAGCGCTCTGACAGCATCCCGTGAATCTCCTCAGCCGCTTGGCGTTGGTCCATCAGTACAGAAAACAGTTCCTCTTTGGTCACAGTCGTTTGGCTCCTAATTTTTTGGCGTACGAACCCATTGCGCGTTTGTACGGCGTGTTTTGATGGTCTACTGGCATCTCTGCCGTACGTCTGGCTCGAATCATTGGCACGCCGTCGAACTGAACACGCGTTGCGCCGTAGCGCATTGCGTCCATGAAATGGTCATTTTTAGGTGACGGGATTGTGCGCTTGCCCTCCCTAACCCACTGATACAGTCCTAGCTCACGCAGGGTTTCTGTGCAGGTGTTGAATATTTTCAGGTCTCCGTCCTGAAACATTTGAGCAACCAGAATGATTGACCCCTCCTTGCTCACCCGGTTGGGTTCATCAGGCAGTTGGCTCTCATGAAGTTTCCACACTGACGGCGTCATTTTTGCGCCTAAATCGCGCATTATTTCTGACCGTGTTTTTTGTGTTCCTGCCTGCACGCCGTTACCATCGTTAGGTGCGACAACAGGTATTGACGGAATCCCCAGCCCATCAAACGTACGTAATTCCTCAGACCTGACAGATACCTGCTCAGTCCAGTCATTAGGCTGACGTCCTGTGATTTTGCACGCCATATAGTCAGGCATATGGGCATTGGCATAGACGTCACGTTCAGTGATTAGCGGAGTGATCCTGCTGTGATTGCTCCACTCTCTGAATAGATATTTCCTGCCCGTTTCAGGGTCGTAGGCGATAAACACGATTATCGACGGGTCTGATTCTCCGGTGTAACCGAAGTCAAGTGCTGCCAATACTCGCCAGTTTTCTGGTATTTCGAACGGGGCGCAGGTGATATCAGCAGTGCGGAAGGGATAGATGGCGCCAACACCGAGGATTGGTATCCCTTTTGTCCTCATATCCCGCTGGTGATAGGGAGTGGTGGCAATAAAATCATCAATCATCTCCGGCGTGAAATGCGGGGCATCATAAATCGTGGCATTCTGGAAATAGATTTTTCCTGTTACGTCCTCGCTACAGCGCTTGTACAGGTCAGTAATTCCAACCTCCGGCGTAGCAGTAATAACAACCTGACCTCCTGTTGTCTGTACGCGGGTCGTTGACTGAGAAACCAGCTCATCCTCTTTTTCAGACTGCTCATCAATCCACGCGAATATGATCGCCTGCCCCATGAAAACCTTCTCGTCCTGCTTGGACGAGTAGAAGTGGATCGTAGTTTCCTCTCCTGACTCATGGTAGACGCGAAGTGATTTCAGCGTTTCACCGTCACACACCAGCGAATCAAAATTGATGCGCTCGCGGGGGATGCTGCCAGTACCGAACTTGTGACGCTGTCTGGCATCATCAGTACCAACCAACTCCTTCTGCAACACTTTACGTGTTGATTCTGATGAGACGCCAATAGCCCACATAATCCTAGACAGGCCAATCAGTTCTGCTGGCGCGCGATAACCGCGCCACCACTCTGGATAGCATCCGGTAGCGTGATAGCTGAATTCAGCAGCAGCGGAGAACGTCTTGCCGATTCGGTTAGCCGCTGACAGATAGCGCAACCTGAATTTAGATCCTGATTCAAACCACTGAGCTTGATACGCGTACGGCCTGAACCCATCAACCCGCCATCCGTCGCGCAGTTCGGCTGCTGATTCCAGTAAATCCAGATTGTCACGAATGACCGAGCGTTCCTGTTTGAGAATCAGGCGCGCTGCGGTTAGCAGTTTCTGACGGTATTCTGGGGTAGTGAATCTCACAGTTCACCACCCAATTTCTCAATAACGCTGTCAATACGATCCTCGTCAGGGAGAGAGGAACTTCCTGCTGCCGCATCCATCCGCATTTTGTCTGAAAGCGTTGCACCAAGCGCTACGGCCTTGAGTGCGCTGCTGATAAACGCTGCGCGGGCAGTTGGTTTTATTTTTGGATTGTTGAGCTGTTCAAAAATATCAACCATCACACCACCGTTATCGTTAAACACGGCGATTTCAGCGTTGATAGCTGCTGCTCTTGCATGTGCTGCTTGAGCCTCTACGAATGCCGTATAGCGCTCAAAATGTTTTTGGGTTGGCGCGCCTTTGCGGGGAGCAAAACCAAGCTTTCGCATTTCACGAACTTGAAGTCGCTGCTCATCTGATAGAGCTAGCATTCTGGCAGCACGACGTTCACACGACTTTGTGTGACGTTGCTCTTTTCGGGAAATTTTGACGTCAGTAGCCATCACCAATTCTCGGTGTTATGGCTCCCTGGCCGAAGAAAAAAATATTTTTGTAGCGTACTCAGGTAAGCGATGACATTGGATCCGCGACCCTGAGAAACGGTTCAAGAAACAGAAGTGACAAAGGTTTGTGAGTTTGGGCCAAAAAAAATGGAACAAACCAAACCAATGTCACCTCTGTCAAACTGAAAATCTCGTCCCGGGAGTTTCCGTATGCGAAGTTTCCAGCTCAATCCCAATACCAAGCGTACCGAACCGAGTGAGCAGAATTTGAGGCCAGCCTGTCAACCTCCGTCAGGTATCCGCCCTGCTGCGGCTCCAGTTCCCGAAACTCAATTCGCGAGGAGCACTGCCTAGCAACAGTAACCTGTGGGGCGCGACGTTCCAGATACCCCACTTCTCTCAACACGTCTCTGCAACCAGGCTGGTGACAGCCGTCAACGCTAAACGTGTCTCTACCCAGACCACGACCCAAACTTGGGATGCGCTGAGGTGGGCAGCAAACCGAATTACCGGCTCCTTTTTAGGGAAGCACAAATTTTTATTGAATTGCAAACATTTCAGCATTGGATTTAAGAGTTTTATTTAAGGGAAATTAAACAGCACCCGTAACGACACCTGTTGCGAGATTATTGATAATTAAAAACGTAAGGTAACTGTTTGATTTATAAGTGGTGCGCCCTGCAGGATTCGAACCTGCGACCCACGGCTTAGAAGGCCGTTGCTCTATCCAACTGAGCTAAGGGCGCCTTGTGAAGTGAAGACTTCGTGTAGACGAAACGCGAGAATTATACGGTCAGGCACTCCTGAGTCAATGGCTTTTGTTCTGGTTGCTGACTAAGTGTACGAATATCGTCTTTTCTGGCGCTATGCCAGGTTCCAGGAAATCGCCTGGACACATCTCAGTACGCATAAAGTGGGAATTAAGGCCGCCAGTATTTAGATAATCAATCAGTTTCTTTAATATTTCACCATGATTCACCTGCCGTGTAGGATATTTTTTATGCTGAGTATCGCTATTAAGGAACAAAACAGTCACTTTGAGCATGGTTTGAAAATCATCATGACGCGTCTGGCGAATCAATGGCAGCAGAAAATTGACTTTCTGCCGCCAGAAGAGATAGATAATGCCGATATCGCTTTCCTGGCCCTGGATGATGATTGGTTCAGCGCAGGCTGTTATCAGATACCTATGCATACCCAACATCAGCTACGGGTGATTATTTGTAATAAATGCGATAAAGAAAAGCTCATGTTCAGACCATGTCTGTATATGCTGCCGCATATTTATCGGGAAGATGATGTTGAAGAAATTACCCGGAAAATGATATTGATCTTACATAAACGAGCGCTTCGACATAGCGTCCCTTCTGGCATTTGCCACTACTGCACGACTCGTCATTTTTCAGTAACAGAACGTCACCTGTTAAAACTGATCGCCTGCGGTTATCATTTAAGCGAAACGGGTGCTTTACTTTCACTTTCTGAAGAGCAGACAAAGTCACTCCGCCGGAGCATTATGCGCAAATTACATGTTAAAACGGAGCAGCAGTTTTTAAAGTATATTAGAGTTAACCTTCATTTCTTACTCAGTAAGTAA